TTCGACCACGTCAACGGCTCGTTGGTGTCCATCGACGTCTGCTGCTGGACGACGGCGTCAGTGATGACACCGTTGACAGCATCTCCGAGTTCCTCGAACTTTGCTGCCTTCCCGGTTCCTCCGAAGAGGAAGTCACTCGTATCTTCCATGGTTTCCTTGGTTCCTTTGTTGCTAATTGGCGAGCAGGAAATCGGATGACCGATTGATGTCTCGCCGGTGTCCCGTCTGGTATTTCAGACGGGGATCTTCCCGTGGGAACGGGATGGAGAACTCTGCCTCGACCTTGTCGAGCAGATTCATCAAATTTATCACGTCTTCCACGGCCACTCTTTCGGAGCGCATGAAGCGTGGAGGCGGCAGGTTCGCTGGCCAGCTACGGGTCAGGGTGCGACGGCCCCTGTCGTGCAACCCGATCGTGCGGATGCGGTCGATGCACCAGTCGATCATCTCCGGGACCAGCTCATCGGTGAGCTCGAACGGCTCCGTCGACCACACCGCCTCGACCGGCTCCGGGATCGGCAGGGCGTCGTAGAAGTCCCGGCCAGACTTCCATTTCTTGCGCCACTCCTTGACCTGCTGCGCCAGGTACGCCCCATAGTTCCCCACTTCGATGCTGCACCACTGCAGTTCGCAGTGCCCGCTCCCCACTGGGAGGTGAACGAGGATCGTCCAGCGCTGGTCGATGTCGGGCGTCGGCAGGCGCCGCTCGGCATCGATGTCGTACAGCGAGCCCAAGGCGTAGATCGCCAGCTGCACCGAGTAGCCGGGGAGGCTGAAGTCGAGGCGCTTGCCCGTCTTGAGGTCCCCGATCGCCAGCGTGCCCGGCACCATCTCCTCGCCCGTCGGCAGCACCAGCGGACGGGTCAGGCGGTAGATGCGGTCGGCGGTGCCCGCAGAGCGCCAGATGTCGTTGACGATCGGCACCTCGATCATCTCCGACACCAGCCCGTAATGCTCGAGGCACGAGGTGTAGGCGGTGAGATCGGGCTCGTACAGCGCCGGCGGCTCCCAATCGGGGTCCTGCTCGATGCGCGCCGTCATGGCGTGCAGGGCGGTGCCCTGGTCGGCCTTCTCCCCGGCCTGCCCTCGATCGAGCGCCTTCTCGCGCAACTCCTTCTTCTGGTCGCGCTCGTCGTCACGGGTGGCGGCGACCTGCATCTGCAGGGCGCGTGACGAGGCCACCCCCTCCATCGCCTTCCAGATCCGCCAGGTGTGCAGCGCTTCCTCGTCGTCGAGGCACTTGGCATAGGACGAGGGACGGCTGTACCGCAGGGTCTTCGTCGAATCCTCGGGGTCCGAGACCAGCGGTGCCCCGTTGGCGCGGCGGAAGTCGTGGCGCTGCTCGGAGGAATCCTCGAGCTCTTCGAGATCAACGCTCGGCATCATCGGCCTCCGCGAGGATCTCCGACAGGCGCAGGTAGCGCGCTCGGGCGAGGGACAGGTCGGTCTGCGGCAGCATCTTGAAGACCGGCCCTGTGGTGGCCCGAATTTCGTCAGTGACGTTATCCAGGGGGTCACTGGGGTGCGGGCGATCCGTCACGTCGCGCCTCCTCCGGGGTAGCCCTCGGCGTTCTCGATGTGGATCGCCTGGAAGGCGTAGGCCCTGGCGATCAGTGCCGCCTCGGCCCGGCCGTCGTGCTTGACGAGGCGGAACATCTGCGCGTGGTTCGGCCACAACTCGATGGCCAGGTGACGTGACGCCTCCTTGTTCTTCTTCAACAACCCCATCCTCCTTTTCCATTCACTGGGGCGCAGTGTGACAACAGGGTGTGACAGTGCGGTGGCGACGCCGAGCACGATCCCGTAGTTCATGCCGAGCTTGAACGAGCCGATCGACCCGTTGCGCGGCATCGGCTGGACCCGCTCGACGGCGATGATCTCGGGCAGCCACTCCTCGAACATCAGCCCGAGGGCGTTGCCGTCAACCTGGCCATCCAACACGGGCATGTCGTGGACTGATTCCAGAGTTCCCCCGTCGTAGACGGCGAGGGCGCCCGTCATCCCCGGATCGACTCCGACGATCCTCACTTCGGGGCGACCGGCTTGTAGGCCTTCTCGAGTGCCTCGAGGATGAGCTGGTTGGTCGTCATGTGCTCTTCGTCGGCGGTGTGCTCCAGCTGGGCGCGGTACCAGAACGGCATCCGCACGTTCAGCTGCACGCTGATCCAGTTGGGGTCCTTGTTCCGGTTGGTAGGTCTGATTGTGGATGCCATGCTACCACCCTACCAGGTTGGGTGGGTAGCAGTCAATCGAACGTACGTTCCTGCTACTTGCTGGCAAGTAGAGCAATAATCACGACGTGGCGTATCACGCGATCCCGATCACCGACTGGCGAAAGCAGCGCTACTTGGAATGGCTCTGCACGATCAAGGACGATCGCGACCCGCCCACCAACATCGCCCTCGCTGTCGAGCTCGGCGTCTCCAACAGCACGCTGACAGCATGGAAGAACGATCGCGAGTTCCTCGAGGAGTGGCACCGCCGCTACCGCAAGACGGTCGGCTCACCCGAACGCATGCAGCTCGTCCTGGAGCGGCTGTTCGAGACCGCCACGGACCGCACCGATCCCCGCCAGGTGCAGGCTGCCAAGGAGTACCGGATGGCTGTCGAGGGCGTCGCCCCGCAACGCGTCGACATCAACGTCACCAACGCCCGTGATCTCAGCGACGAGGCGTTGGCCGAGCTGATCGCGGAGACGGCGGCGAAGGAAGCCAACGAACGTGCCGATCACGACGCCTAACGGCTACCAGCCCAAGACCCAGTCGAGCTCGTCACGGCGTGCCGACTTCGACCTGCAGCGCCGGCTCACCGCGCTGCAGCGCCAGGTCGACGCGATGGGCGGCGGCACCACGCAGCGCAACTATCGCTGGTCGACCAACACCACTGCCAGCGATCCCGGCCACGGCTACGTCAAGGCCAACGCCGCGCCGGCCAGCGCCACAACCCTCTACATGTCGCTGTACGACGGCGGCGACAACGCCTTCTTGGCGCTCGGTGGCCTCGCTGTCGGTGACCGCATCGACATGTACGAGTCCGGGGCACTCGGCCAGAACATCCGCTACACCGTCTCCGGCGCTCCTACCGAGACGATGCCGGTCAACTTGTCGGGATCGTGGGCGACGATTCCCGTCACCCTCGTCGCCAACAACGGGTTCGCTCCCGGCAACAACGCTGACGTCGCCATCGTCATCACCACCGGCAGCGGCAGTGGTGGTGGGGGCGGGCTCGACCAGGCCACCGCTGACACCCGCTACGTCAACATTCCTGGCGACACGATGACGGGGACGTTGGTCGTCCCCACCGTCAACAGTGCCAACGCCGCCACCGCCCTCAACGTCAAGGCGCAGGGCGGGCTCGTCAACGTCGGCACTGCGACAAAGCAGGCCAGCGGCGTCGTCAACGGGATCAGCGTGCGCGGCCTCGACGAGTTCGACTTCGGGCCGTCGATCAGCCTGCTGCTGGGCTCCAACAGCGCCGCCACCGGCACGCTCGCTGCCAACCCGACCGGCCTGTACGTCAACGCCGCGGCGCTGTCCAACAACGATCTGACGATGGATGCTTCACGACAGATCGCATTGCGGATCAGCCCGGCGTCCACCGGCTTGACGCTGACGAACTCGTCGTTGACCAGCGTCGTCCCCGTCGTGCTGCCGGCGAACCCGACAACCGCTCTGCAGGCAGCGACCAAGCAATACGTCGATGCCCGCGCCCTGGCGACTACCAGCATCAACACGACCGCGCCGCTGACCGGCGGCGGCAATCTCTCGGCTGATCGCACGCTGGCGATCACGTCGTTCGCCGGATCTGCGGCCGGGGCGGTGCCGTCCTCACCGGGCGGCACCGCTACCTACCTGAGGGCCGACGGAACCTGGGCGACACCACCTACTGGCGGTGTGCCGACCACCCGGTTGATCTCGACCACTGCACCGTTGACCGGCGGCGGGGACCTCAGCGCCGACCGCACGCTGGCGATCAGCAACTTCACGTCGAGCACGGCGGGCGCTGTCCCGTCGTCGGGCGGCGGCACGCAGAACTACCTCCGCGCCGACGGGACATGGGCTGCGCCGCCCAACCCCAAGCAGTTCGTCGCCACCGGGACGGCGATCACCGGCAGCTTCTCGCCGTCGGCGGCGACGACCTGCACCCTCAACATCCCGTCGCAGGCGGTGGCCGGGCTGCTCAGCGTCAGCTTCTTCCTCGAATACACGAGGGTCAGCCCGTCGGGCGACGCCGACGACATCGACCTGTGGAAGGACGGCGTAGCGGTGCTGATCTTCCGTCTCACCGGCGACTCGCGCACCGCTGTCACGACAGGCGGGACATACACCACCACGCTGCCGGCCAGCACGGCGACGACCTACACCACGACGCTGCAGCGGATCACCGGCACCGGCAACCGTACCGTCGTTGCCGACGTGCGCTTCCATCGCATCGACGCCATCTGGAGCCCGACGCCGTGAGCGTCGACATCGGAGAGCTCGTCCACGAGCGGGAGTGGCGGCGCTGCGCCCCGGCCGACACCAAGCCGTTCGTCCAGCTCGAGGGATTCCGTTACTTCTGCGAGACCTACTGGTTCATCAAACATCCTGACCGGGGAAGGATTCCCTTCACGCTGTACGACGCCCAGGTCGAGTCCGCCGACCTGTGGATCAGGAACCGTTACAGCCTGATGCTGAAGGCCCGCCAGCTCGGGTTCTCGACGCTGGTGGCGACCTACGCCTTCTGGCTCTCCTTCTTCCATTCCGACCGCGTCATCATCATGCTGTCGCGTACCGAGCGCGACGCCATCAAGCTCCTGCAGAAAGCCAAGTACGGGTACCGCTTCCTCCCCGACTGGATGAAGTTCCGCGGTCCGCCCGTCAACCAGACCCTGACCAAGATCGAGTTCGCCAATGAGAGCTACATCGAATCACTGCCTAGTGCTTCAGATCCTGCTCGTGGCGAGTCTGTGTACCTGGCTGTCGTTGACGAGCTGGCATATCTCCCGAACTCGGACGAGGCCTGGGCCTCGATCGAGCCGATCGCTGACGTCGGCGGTCGGGTCATCGCGCTGTCCACCGCCAACGGTGAGGGCAACCTGTTCCACAAGCTTTGGGTGGGGGCTGCTACTGGCAACAATCGCTTCGTATCGATGTTCCATCCCTGGTGGTCGAACGGGCGCAGCCAGGAGTGGTACGAGACCAAGAAGTCGGACCTGCCGGAGTGGCAGATGGCCCAGGAGTACCCCGACAACCCCGACGACGCCTTCCTCAAGTCGGGACGTCCGGTCTTCTCGATCGAGGTCCTGCGGAAGATCGAGACCGCGCCCCCGCTGAAACGGGGCTTCCTGGAGAAGTACCGCCAATGGGCTTTCGTCGATCAGGGTGATGGGCCGCTGCGGATCTGGTCGCTGCCGTACGAGAAGGGCCGCTACGTCATCGGTGCCGATGTGGCAGAGGGGATGGAGCACGGCGACTTCACCTCGGCGCACGTCATCAACGCTCGCAACGGCGAGGTGGTGGCGCACTGGCACGGGCGCATCGACCCCGACCTGTTCGGTACTGACGTCCTGGCACCACTGGGGCGGATGTACGGGGATGCGCTGATCGGTGTCGAGAACAACAACCACGGGCTGACCACGCTGTCGGCGCTGCGCCGTCTCCGCTACCACCCGATGTACATGCAGCGCTCGCCGCGCTACAAGAAATCGGTCCCGACGGAGATCATGGGGTTCCGCACCAGCCAGGTCACCAAGCCGATCATGATGGACGAGCTCAACCAGGCGCTGCGTGACGGGGCGATCAAGCTGTGGGACGCCGAGACGGTGGCCGAGTTGCGGACGTTCGTCCGCAATGACGCCAACAAGATGACCGGCTCACCGTTCGACGACCGCACCATCAGCCTCGCGATCGCCAACCAGATGCTGCACCATGTGTGGCTGAAGGAGTACGAGCCGAAGAAGGAGCCGGGGCCGGGGACGATGGGCTGGTACGAGCGTCAGCTCTATGGCGACATGCCCCTCGAGCAGCCGGGGCCGGGAATGAAGATCGGGGAACCGAAACCGATCGGTGAGCGCTGGGTGCGTGACCCGATCTACACGATCAGGAATCCAGTCAGCAGAGGGGACTAACGATGGCATTCCGCCTCGACATCCAACGCCAGCCTGTCAGCGGGCGATTCCACAGTCGCAAGAATGTGCGGCCGCAAGTACGGGGCTACCTCGCCACGCCGCACACGACGTGGGGTGACAGCGGGACGTACACCCCGGACGTGCCGACGTCGACGGTGACCTTCACCGACGATCTCACCGGCACGGCGGGGACGTTGTTGTCGACGATGGGCTACACCGCCAGCGACTATGGCGGAGGCCAGCACCCGATCCCCAAGCTCGACGGCAGCGGCAACGCCATCGCCTCCAGCGCCACCTACGGCGGGGCGGTCAAGACCGGCACCGCTCTCGGTGGTCCCAACCAGTGGGCCGAGCTCGTCTACAACTTCGTCACCGGCACCGCGGCGACCCAGGAGGTGGCGGTGTGGGTGCGTTCGTTCAGCGGTTCGGGTAACTGGCTAGCCAACTACTGCGCCCAGGTCAAGCCGTACAACCACTGGATCATCCGCGACGAGTCCGGGGCTGCTCGCCTGGAGGCCGACTTCGGGGTGGCGCCGGCGCTGAACACCGACCACACGCTGCGCGTCGAGGTCTCCGACGAGACGGTGACGCTCAAGCACGACGGCGCCACGATCGGTTCGTGGAACGATCCCAGCCCGACGCAGACCGGGGCCTACGCCGGGTTCTACTTCTCGGCGGCGACACAGAGCCCGGTGATCCGCAGCTTCCGGGCCGGGACCCTGACGTGACCTGCGAATGCGGCAAGGAAGCCGAGCCCGGCCGCGACGAGTGCTTCCACTGTCGTGTGTCCACAATCCGCTATGGCTGGCGTGGTGGGGGATTCGGGTACGGGCGGGACAACTTCGCCTCGCGCACCAATTCCG